GGGACAGTATTATATTTCTTGCTGGTAAAGCGGTAACAGCATATGATTGTTCTTCGGTTGCACGAACCAAGTCATCTGTAGAAATATTTTTTGCGCTTTCGTGTGGAGTTATATAAACTTTTATATCATTGTTTGATGCTCCACTAACCGCGTCCACCCTTAAAGATTTTATATCTAATGCCCCAGTATCATAATCAATAGTACCCACAGTTCCACCGACAACAGCGTTGGTTGTTTTTAATTTTAAGATAAGGTCACCTTTTGCGAGATTAAATCTTTGTCCGTTGTATTGTTGTGACGCAGTAAAGGTTTCATCTGGTCTATCAGTTATATAGACCTCATCTTGGGAACCGTTTATATTCGCAGTAAAATAATTTGTTCTTACAGAACTAGCTAATAATTTATTATTATATTTTAGTTCATACCTAGTATCCTCACCAATAGTAGGTGTTATTTTTTTCATTAATCTCATTTCTATATTGTTACCAATAATAGAATCATTTACTAAATCAAGTTCTCTACTTAGTTTTGAGAAAAAGAAGTTTTTCTTTAACTCATTAACATTTGTTTCAAAGTGTTGTGAAATTTTATTTAAAATATCTGTTTTGATTGCATCTGAACTCTGCGTGGTTAATTTCGGGTCATAAGTAACCGCGATATTAAATCCGATAAACAAGTTTTCTGAATCAACAAACTCTGTAACCAAAGATACTGGTAGTTTTGGATTAATAACATTTTTAACCAAATCATCTTTTTCTGATTCTGTTATAACAAACCCACTTTGAGGTTGCAATGATATGTAAACTCTACCGTAAACTGGAGGCACATTGTCTTCTCCGCCCCACACAGTTACAGATTTGATATTGGGGTTGGACTGTTTGATTGCTGTTTCGTAGTCAGTGGCTGTAACAACTCTACCTTTCGCAGAGTTGAATCGCGGTGCATTAAATCGAATACTGTCTACAGTTTCTAAATCAAATCCACCACTAGAGGCACTTTTTGTTTGTCCTGTTATTTGTTCTCCTGTCCCTGTAATATTCGTGGGTGGACTAAATGTTCTTGCACCATTACCTTCTGTGGTATTAGAAATAATGTAGTCACATATAACTATATTTCCAACATCTAATTGTTTACCTAAAACACCATCACCAAATACAACTTGGTAATATCCATCCGTTCTCTCTTCAAGATAATATATTGCTGAAGTTGATTTAGCGGTTGTAATTGTTTCTGATTTAGCAAATGTGGTCGCGTTTAAATTAGTTGTAGAGGTCTGAACCTTAACAGAAAGTGATGTGGTATCAACATTATCATTTGGTAGCACTACTGGGCCAGAACGATTTGTAGAACTAATTACTTCGGATGTTTGTACTCTTGTTCCTTCTACGACAACAATATCAGTAAATCTAAAAGCTGAAACACCATTGACAACCGATTTGTCTACACTGTAATCTTTTTCTGGTACAAAATTATAATTTCTTCCGTTTACATTGGAAGTAAAAACTTTCTCTTTATTGAGAGTTAAACTGGTTGCTGTATAAGACGGAGCAGGAACAATAGTTAAGTCGAGAGTTGCTTTTGCTGAACGGGCAGACCTTGGTGTGTATCCCATTGTCTTTGCAATAGACACAACCGAGTTTCTTTTTACCGCAGAATCAATAAACGATTCGTTTGATACCATGTGAGCAAGAACAGCATTATAATGTGTATTATATGCCAACAAATCTACAAGTTGAGAAATACCAGACGCTTCAAAATCATAGTCTTCAAACTCAGTTTGATTCTTTAAGTGTGTTTTTAGATTTGTTTTTATTGTATCGAAATCTAATTCTGTTACATTTTTGACTGCCACTATCTTACCCTCTCTAATACTATTCCAAGTTCCTGTAAATTTTTTATACCTCTTATGTAGAAAAATATTTTACATCTAAATGCGTTCTGGTCTACTTCTGGATATACTTCTACATCCTCTACTACAACTCTTTTTTCAAAGTTTTGTATACATCTTTTTATTTCAGTAGCAAGATTAGTTCCTGTTACCAAGTCAACTGGTTGAAACAACAATCCTCTGATTGGTGAACCAAAGTTAGGTTGAAATGGTTTTTCATAATACTGAGTCAACAATAAACTTTTTAATGCTTGCTTGACCGCCTGAACATCTACTCTACGAGCAATATCCTTTGTATTTGGGTTTTTCGTAAAACTCAAATCGAAATCTTTGTATATTGTAGTAGGTTTCTTAATCATTTGACTATTTATAATACTTTCTTTAAGTAAATGGATTAGCTAAATCTTTATTAACAGTTGTTGAAGCAGACTCAAAGGTTACTGTTAGGTTCTTTAAAGATTCCTTGATTCTCCTTATCGTTGGTGAAAGACCTTCGTTTGCTATTTCTTGAACATCTAGTTCTGCACCATCAAAATTAAATTTAGCTGCCTTAACTTTAATTGAACCATCTTTTGCCTTTTCATAATTAGGCATCGCTTCACACAGAGCTTCTAAGTCACCCCCCAAACTATCAACAAATCCAGCTGGGTCATTTAGAATATCATCTACTACTGAGTCACTTCCATACTTTTCTTTTAACTCTTTGACTTTCTCTACAGCGGCAACTGTTTGTGCGCCAAGATTCATAATGGTTTGAAGTTCTTCTGATAAAGGTATTCCTTCTTTTAACTGTTCAAAAAAGTCTTCTAAGCCGGGAAATTCTTTTCGGAAAGCTGCCTCTATTTCCATCAGCATCGCGTCAAACTTAACTTTGGCTGCGGTTAGTCCTATACCATCCGCAACACCATCGACAAGTTCATCAATAGCTGTGTCTAGCTTTTCCGAAATCTCATCGATTCCTCCAGCAAGTTCACTAAACGCTTTTCCTATTCCTTTACAACTCATCTTCTATTCCTTATGTTCCTGCTGTTGGTGGAGAACTTTGGGTTCCAGTGGACGGTTGCGGTGAACTTGCACCACCACTACCAGACAAGTATAAGTGAGTATGACCACTAAGCGTGACAGCAGAGGTTGGATTCGCACCAACTTGAATTTCGTCAAGACCAGTGACCAATCCAGTAACAGTAAGATAACCACCAATAGTTGTATAACCAGATATGGTAGTAGCAGCTGCCGTAATCTGAACCAAAGGCGCACCTATTAGGAAATTACCAGTAGAAGCGAATGTGGTTATTCCCAATACAGTATTAGTGTAGAAACCAATTGTTCTATCAAGGATAGAAGCAGGCGACATCTGTCTATGACTTGTACCGTCAATAATAGGCCCGATAGACGGTAATGGATTCACACCACCAGCCATAGCAAGAATGCTTGGAGAAGATATGTTCTGGTTTATTGTTCCAGCACCACCAACTCCGTGGTTGATATTACCAACACCAGTTATCAATTGGTCTATCTGTCCAGCACCATCAACAAAGTCAACAATTGTACCAACACCGATAACTTTATTTTCGATTGTAGGTACTGAGAAAGTTGGAACAAGACCATCTAAAATTGGCCCAGTTGGAGCAGACAATACAACTCTTGACATACCAGCAGTAGTACCAATATGGAAAGCGTATTTTTTACCATAAGAGTCTGCTGTTTGAAGTATTGGTGGGAAATCCGTAGCAGCTGGAACAGGGCCTGGCAGTCCACCAATTCTTTCAACCATATCTATTCTCGCGGTAGTATTAATTCTATCACCAACAATATTAACTGAACTACCAAAAGGAGAGCCTGGCACTTTTGGTGTACCATCTGCTTTAGCTGTTACTTGAATATTCTTGACAGCTTGTAATTTGATTGAACCACCTGTAATCAATGCATCTGGGGTTGGAACTGAACCCTGTGAAGCTGCTTCTACGGCAGCAGTTGGGTCAAGAGTAGTTCTAATACTTGTATTTACTGTAAAGTCTCCAGAGACAGTATGTTTATAATCCTGTCTATTCATGACTTTTTGTTTACCTTGGACTGTTGTATTGTGTTCTCCTAAAACACGCAGTCTATAATTACCAATTTTCTTACTTTCTGAATCAGATTGTCCTATTTGACAATTGAAGTTACCAGCAGCCATTAACAAGTATGAACTCTGTGTATCAACTAATTCATGTCCTTGAATTTTATTCAGTCTGTTTCCCTTGACCGTATTATAAGAGTGTCCAGATATGTGTTCGTATTTGTTACCTTTAACATTAAGGTTATAATCACCCTCTACCATCATGTCAAAGTTTCCGTTGACATACATGAGTCGGTTTTTTAAATCAATAACATAGTCATCACCAACTATTTTTTCTACTTTGGTTCCGTCTGGTTGAATTTCTTTAAATGAACCAGCGGTATGATATTCATGAATTCTTTCTGCGCCTGGCGTATCATCAACTTCAAACACATGTCCACTTTCTGTTTCTCTTACATGGTTATAGGGGTACTGAGATTTAGAATTCTCCGAACCTTGTGGGTGCGGTTCTTCCCAGTAAGTTGGTTCGTACAAGCCTGGTTTGACTGCAATTTTACCATCGTCCTTTTCATCTGTGTCTAACTGGAGTCCATCTTCGCCTAGACCAAGTGATTCATTTACTTCTTTAACAAACTTCTCAAGTTCTTTTCTTTCATCGTGTTCAAATGGAAGTTCTCTATTGTGAAATCCAGTTATTTTACTTGCAAAACCCCTCGGTATTTTTACTGTCCTTGAGTCTCTTTTTGCTTTTAAAGAATAGTGAGCTTCCGATGATTCTGTACCTCTGGAAAGTCTGGATGAAGATGCCTCTTCTAATACATTTTTTCCAACATCTATTTCTTCAACACCCTCTTCTTTTCCTGTAAGTTTTTGTCCGCTTTCGTTTACTAATCCCCCAAGACCATCCGAAACAAATCCTTTTACTTTATCCTTTAAGACATTATCTGTTATATTTTCTTGTACTCTTAATTGTTTTCTGCGTGGGAACTTTCCATTGGGGTCATAGAATCCTCTTCGTGCCAAAGATTCTGGGCTTTCTGGAGAGGCCTCTCCTTCACTCAAGACGGTTGGGACATTATCCTCAACACCAAATGAACCCATGATAACAGGTATTTGACCATCATCTCCATCAACAAAAAACCCAATAACAGCAGAACCTTCCACTAACCCAGTTGGTGACGAACCAACACCAGATATAGCAGCAGAGGTAACTGGTTGCATAGGAATAGCCCAAGGTAAAGATTCGGTTGGTAATACACTTTTATCAAGTGTATGATATCCCAAAATACGAACTTTATATCTTCCAAATTTTTCTGGGTCATTTCTATCTTCAACAACACCCTGCCACCAAGCAAAAGTTGGATACCTTGTGTTCATTTTATTAATTGACATTAGTCATCCCTCCCCACACTGTCTCGGACACATGTTATTCGCATATCGTGACTACTATCAGCAGTACCCACACCGTGTCTTATTCCAGTTATAATATAAATTCCAGACAGTCTTTTATCAAACACCGATGTGGAACCTTTTGGTTTTTCTCCAGTTTTAGGTATGTTCAAATATACTAACATACCCAAGTCTATATCTGTTCTGCCTGGCGCAGTAAAAGCAATCTCCAATCTATTTAACTCTTCTATCGCGGTATCTCTGTAAGCAGTGTCTAAGAAAAATCTCCAATCAATACCAAAGTCATTATCAGTCCATATTTGAGAAGAACCTATCTGTACATTCAAAGCAGACCTTGGTTCTGACATTGACAACTGTCTCATTGTTGTTAAGTCTTCAATATGGAAAAAATCATTATATCCTTGTGGCATAGTTCTTACATTCTGTTTCCTTCTTTCTGGTTGATTTGGTGTATAATCAAATTCCATATGATAAGGTAATCTTGTTGTCATGTCAAACCCAACTGTCATATTACCTTGGAATCCAGAAACTTGGTCTTTAATGTCATGCGTGTAATATGGCATTTCCAAAGTTGACATTGTGTTTAATTGTTTTGATACAAATGGAGTTAAAAATCTATAACCACTAACTGTTGTTCTTTTTTCATCTAACATGAATGGAGTATCATTATTGGGTAATAAGAAAAACTCATCATATATAACTCCCTGTTCCTTGTAAAAAGCAGCTAACTTAGAAAGACTTGTTACATAATGTCCTTTATCAGACTGAAAATATTTTACATTGGGCATCAATTCTTTTCCACCAGCAGGAGCTGGTGCAACTTTACTCGCCAAATAATTCATGCATTTATAAGGTGTCCAGTAATTAGAAATAAAACAGTGATTATCTTTCTTGAAAGTCTGTTGTGACATGTCAAGAAAACTTAAATCAGGGCCCTCTTTTTCTATATCCTCAGTAATTACTTTTCCATCCCTAATAAACCTGTTATAAATTTCTAGGAATATGTCTCGCGGAGGCCCCGAAAACCTTTCACTGATTACAGTAGTATTGTTTTTATATCCTTCTGGAGTAATACATTTTATAGTATAAGTCTCTTCCCTGTCATCTTTGAATCTTCTGTTTACAATTGAATCTATAACAAATGTTTGATGGATGATTTGTGAATCTTTATCTGATTCTAAATGATTTGAATGTAACCTAATTGTTATTAGTTCACCACCAACTATAGGAAGTGTACCTATTAGATTTGCGGAGTCACCACATGTTAACTCCATAGTCATATAATTTGTATGAATACTTTCTTGAATAACAATATCACCAACCATGTTAGTGATTTCTATTTCTTTACCACCAGCTTCTTGAGAAGCTTTAAGCAGTATTTTTCCAATATCTACGCCACCAGCGGCTTGAATTTGTACTTGTGCCATAATGTATTATCTACCTCTTATCAATGACCTAAATTGTGAAGCTATTTCTTCTATAAACTCTGGTTTAGGTAATTTGATTTTTCTTTTTTCTTCATTTATTTTTTCTTCGTGTTGAATATTGGTAACAATTTTAATTTGATTTAAATTAAATTTTGTCTCGTCAAAATTAACCCTAATATCTTCATTTGTTGAATCAACATAATGATGTATCTTACCTAAGTTTTCTGCACCATATCTTTGTTTTGCAAATTCAGCTAAATCTAGGTTTGACTTAGGCCAATCATGGTATGGGTCAATGATATTGTTACATACTAATATAACCCAGTAGTAATCAACAGTTTCATATAAATCGTATGAAATATGTTCTGGTTTTTGTCCATCTTGAACTTCATATTCATTCATATAAGCCATGTTGTCAAATAACTCATTCGGTTTGACACGGCGAAATAAATCTGGTATGTTTACCAGAGTACCATCTACAAGATAAAGAGTTCTAGGAAATTGTTTAAAAAATGACATTATTCACCCTCTCCACTAGTTGATGAAGGTTCTGAGTTACTAGTCTCAGTAATTTTTGCTGTCGCTGGGTCTGGTGTTTTAACTGTTTCTCCAGAAATAGTAGCAGCCTCTCCTATACCCATAGACCCTTGGTCGAATCCACCCATAACTTCTTGTTGGTCTGTGAAGTCAACAATAGCATCTCTATGAAGAAGTGTAAGTTCTTTGAATCCTAGACTCATAGTAATTTCAGATGGAGCACCTTCTGTTCCTTGGAACGCGGTATATATTCCGTTGTTACCATAGTCAACTTGGAAACTAGTCAAAGCAGTGTCATTAAAAAAGTTTGTAAAGTAAGCATTTTCTTTACCTTTGTACATATACACTATCTCAAACTCAGCTGGGTATTCAAGGAATAACTTAGCAGGAGATTTTTGTGGAGTCATAAACCTTTCAAATACATTTACAATTTTTAATGCCTGTAGTAACTCATGTCTGTTCTTGGGTGCAAATTTAAATACAAAGGGGAAGTCCCTAAATCCCATAGTTTTAAATAGTGTTTCTTTAAATGGGTTCTGTACTTTACGAGTCATCAATTCTATACTCGATTGCAGTGGTAAGTTTAATCCCAATTGTTTTGTTATGTTCAATGTACCAGCGGCAGTTCTTAACAAGGATTGTCCAGCTTCACTTTTCATGTCTGCATCTCGAATCATATCTTTCAATGCTTTATCACCATCCTTTGAAGCAATAGCACCCATGAGAGCACCAAAATCGGTTACATCCCATTCCGCAGTCATTTTGTTTTGTGGTGATTGTGGCATAGCTAATCTAATAGAAGCGACATTTCTTCTTGCCATTTTTGGTTCTGTTAGTTGTCCAACTTTATCTGCAAAAAAATCTTTACCTAGATATCCAAGACCAGCAATAGCACTACCCTTTATTGCATTTTGAGTTAGACCGTAAGCCACTGTAGCACCTACAACGGAACCTTCCGCAACACTTTTTACTACTTCTTTTGCACCTTCATTTGACATACTGTCCATAAAGGTTTCACCGCGACCAGCTTTAGGTAAGTCTGAGTTTCCACTAGATTCTATAGAACTTTCTCTAATTAAAACATTGAATATGATTTGGTGAGGAAACTCTTCTGTGTTATCTAGTCCGTCTGGATAAGATAATTGTTGAAAAGTAACTTTTCTTCTAGTAGCAGTTTTGGTTTCTTTATTTGTATTATTTTTATCAGTTGCTGTTGAGTTCGCATTGGCAACTTTGTTAGCTGCTGATTCTGGGTCACTGCCTTGGTCTCGTTCCCCACCACCAAGTGGCACCGCGCCTGGCAGTATACCACCTAGTTTTTCATCTAACCAATTGTAAATGGAACTACTCATGTAAAAACTCCGAATAAATAGTAATTATGATTTTATTGGACTATTTATAACATGCCGTAC